CAGCAGTTGCAGGTGTTCCAATATAATTCGTCTTTACGTCTGTTCCTGCTATTTTAACCGCATTGAAAACCGTGTCCTCCAAAACTACAATTGCATCAATTACGCCTGTAAATTCGTTAGTGTTGTTTAAAATAAACGTTCCGCGATTAGCGACTAATTCGCCCATTAAATTTGTACTCATTGTTTATTTATTTTAAGTTGTTAAATCTCCACCTAATACCCATTCATTGGTATCTATTTTTATTAAAGTTGCCATTCCATATTGGGCAGCTATTTTCGTCTTTCCACCGCTTGAACGTAATGTTACACCACCCGAAGTAGTAATTGTAGTTTGACCCGTTCCGTATTGAACTAAAATAATCTGCGTTCCTATTGGAAAAGGGACGAGCGTATTTGTAGGTATTCTTAAATCGTTTGCAGAACCTACATTCAACCTAAGCAGTTTGTAGTTATCACTAAGCTGTAAAGATGTTAAAGATGCGGTATAAGTCACGTTTGTAACTTCGCGCGGTGCTAAAGTACAATTTTCATCAGGAAAATTATAAACGCGGTCTGCGGTATTATCTGAAGTTTTTAAAGTAGTGTAATAATCGTTATCATTCTTATACTTTAAATCACCATTTGAATCAGCATATAAAGCCGTAGATTGACCCGAAGCAGTTGCATCCGCATTTTGATGTTTAAGATGCAAGTGACCATCGCCATTAGTTCCCTCGATATAAACAGAACGAGCACTTAATTTGTTATTGTCTAAATCGACATCTTGTGTCGCTCCAACGTAAGGAACATATCCACTTAATGAATTTAAAACTAATTCATCGCCTGTTACCGACTTAGTGACATACGAACCACTTACTAACGTACTAATCTCGATTAAATCCGTAGCTTCTAAGTCAGCTCCTTTCGGAGTCATTTGACTAATTTTTTGTCTTTCGCGGTAAGCCATGACTATATTATTTTTTTTCGTGTTTTTGTTTAGAAGGCAAAGTAACTATCGTCCGTGTAGTATTCCTGCCTAATATGAGTAACTGCATAACGAATAGCGTCCATAGCATCGTCAAATAATTTAACTGGTTCATCCGTGATTATGTCGCCCACCTTTTTCCATTTGTAGTTATCGTATTCCTTTTTGATCTCTTTGCTATCTTCACAAAATACCCCGAATGTTTTAATGTTATCAATTCCTTTTTTAACTACCTTGTTTGCGTTTTGAACGTCAAAGCCAGCGTTGTTCATTTCGGCTATTATTTCAGGGCGTGAATAATCGGCTAAGATTGTCACGTGTTTTTCTACGCCTAACTGATTCATTTTATCGATTAGGTTCGTTGTAGTTAAATAGCTTTCATAAATTACCTTTTCGATGAAGATGTCATTGTCTACCCAATAGACCCTTACCAGTGCCGTAGGGTGATTATATCCAAAGTCTAACCCATATACATAATTCACGAACTTTGCTGGGCGATGGTTTAAGAAATTCCAATTCGAGTAAATGTTAGATTTGCTAATCGCTTTTTCACCAAGTGCATAAATTTGATAAAGTGATTCATCAGTTCGTTTTAAATCCTCGATTTGTTTTTTAATGCTTTCAGGTAAAAACGGATTGTCACGATACGTAGATTTAATTAACGTGCTTTCGTCTTTTGGTAACTCGTATAGCCAACTTGAAGATTCAGACGGGTTATAGTCAAATATCAATTTAAACTCGGTTCTCATGTTCAACTGAGTAAAGTCATCGTAGTAAAGTTCATTCGCTTCATTACACCAGGCGACATCACGTTTACGACCTCGTATCTTTTGTTCGTCATCCACACTAAAGAATTCAACTATCGACCCATTTTCAAACGTGTAGATGTGTTCAGACTTGTTATGGCGTTCCTGTGAATAGATATTTAGTTCTTTTAAGATTTCGAAGAAGTCACGCATTACCGTGGCACGTAAAGCAGGAAAAGTTTTTCTAATTATCGAAACTACCTTTTGTGGGTTTTGTAAGCTGTAAACGATTAGCAATTGACAAAGCGAATAAGTCTTCGATGAACGTGAACCACCTTCGTTAATGACAAAACGCACCCCGTTATCCTGAAGTGCGTTATAGTTCTTTTCAAATATAATTGTACTATTTAACTCCATTTGCACACATTTTGCATATTTTGGTTATACTTACCCTATAGATGCATTTACAATTCGTTCGTGTTTGTGTCACTTGGTTTTATAATATTGACCTTTATTTCGTTTATTCCTTTGCCGTCCGTTGTGATGTCAGTCTTTTCAGTTAAGTTGTTTAATCGTTGTGTAATTGAAGGATTGTATTGTCCAACCATACCACCTTCGATTTGGTCGTTTCTAATTGATTTCTTTATACGTTGGCAGATAGTCCTATACTCCGAATATCTATTATCCGTATTATCAAAATAGTGATGACAATCGCTATAATTTTCTAAGCAATAAAGTTCAAAGCCTTCCATTGTTAATGGCACTCGTAGACTTTCTTTGGCTATCTTACCACTTTGCAAAGCTTTTTCTATTGTTCTTGGGTTCGTGATTATGTATTCTTTGTATTCTTTGAACATATCCCAAAGCTTTTCGGGTGTTTCTATTAGTTTAGGTTTCATTCGTGTTTTAGTTAGGGTTGTATTGATAGGTTTTAAAATCTTCTTTTGATACTGCGTGTATTTCTAAAGAATAAATCTTGTAGTCTATAAAAACGCAGTAGTTTACTTCAGCTACTTGCATAATTAACCTCATGGCGTTCCATTCGCTTTTATGTTTAGATGGGTTCATAAACACGATGTAATAATCACTGGTTAAATATAAGCTACTCACTTTTTTTTCTTCGTCTTTTCGGTTTTTCTTCAACGCTTTCCATTTCGGAAATAGTTTCTTGTTCTATTCCCGTGTAATTGATTGCTTCAGGTTCAAACAAGTAACCAAGTCCGACTGATTGATAGTAATTGAATCGCGCAGGGTCTAACTTATCCACTTCGATTCGCTTTTGTCCTAATACGCTATCGTATTTTACTATTACTTTTCCTTTAAATTCGTCTTTAATTTTCATTTTCAAGTTTTATTCGTTTTAAATCTTCTTTTATTTCTCTTATCCAGTAATGGGCGGTTACGTACGGAAGGTTAAAGTATTTACCCATTGCCCTTGCTGTAGTATAACCTTTATCAAAGTACGCTTCAAATATAATTAACTTAATCCTATCTTCAATCGTGTTCCTGTAAATCTCGATGCAGGATTTATATAACTGATATTTGCGTTCCTGCTCTATCTTATATATTAAATCGCTATCGTCATTTGTTTCGTTGTTCGTGTATTCGATAGCTGTGACTGATTCGTCTTTATTGCTTTGTGATGTGTTCCACAATATTTGTTTTTTGATTGTGTTTAGTAGATAGCTTTTAACTTCGTTTTCCGTGTTTAAATCGGGATTAAGTTCTACTAAATAAATATATGCGTTATTGATTACGACATCGGCTGTTATAGTGCTATTCATTCGCACCAAAAAATAATTAGTGTATTTTCTAATCTCGGAGTAGTTCGTGTTTATGTATGTGTCAAGAATTGTTTTCAACCCATTGCATAAAATCCTTAAACCAAACTCGCCTTCTAACGTTGGAGCAAAAACATTCTCCATCCTTTTTTCCCGTTTTTAGTTCTTTAATCTTCTTTAACTTATTCAGACTAACTTTTGAATATTTAATTACGTCCTGCGAAGCGTTTATTTCGTTTATCACTTCAAGTTCAACTTGTTCAAACATATATCTATAGTAAAAGCAATTAACGCACCTAAACAAGCTAACTGAAAGCTACCCATATAAACTAACGTTGACCAAAACGACCAACATTTCCAGCATCCCAAAGACGAATGGATGTAGTTAGATAGGTGACTAACTTTAATTTGAGTAAATATAAAATCAAAAAGCAGCTGCAAGGGTTCGAAGTTAACAAACCACCAAGCAACTGCTACAATCAGTATTAAATTCATAGCCTAATTTTGGGCTAAGTTATGCAATTTTCTTTTATAATTCATTAAACGTCCTAAAGCACGTGCGCAAGTGTCTAATCTATAAACATATTTTTCTGCTAATTCGTTTAAATATCCTTTCCTAAGCTGAATAATAAAATCTGAATGTAACCTCATTCGTGTTTGCATACCTTCAATCATGTCATTAACCTCGTCAATGCGTTCTTTGATTAATTCAGTGTCTAATTCTGCACCCGTTCCCGTGCAACTCATACACTCGTAGTCAATTACATCCTGCTCATAAGGAATGTGTGTGTCATTTAGGTCTACTGTTATAGTTCCCCACCCGTTACATTCTCTGCAATCTCTTACTAAATCTTTCATAATTCGTGTTTTTAATTGTTAATTGTCTACAAATATACTAATTAATATAATACAAACAAAAAAAAGCAGGATTTTTTACGTCCTGCCTTAAAATTTACTTGCTGAAGAACTCGCCTATCTTCTCTATTGATCTACTCGAAAGGCTTTTACCGCTCATGAATTTATGTAAGTTAGGTTGTCTTACTTCTACAATCTTTGAAAAAGCGTTAAGGCTTAATTCGTGTTTTTGTAGGTAAAAACGAATCATTAACCTCGTCAACTCGTTTGCTTCGCTTAATACTTTTGCTTGTTCTCTCATAAGTTACTTAAAAAATCGTCAAAATCTTTGTTACCGTAGTTAGGCTTTGAGCCTTGCGTTGGTTGTTCCTGAACTGGTTTAAAACTTAAACTTAAAAACTTTCCCGTTTTACCTTCTTTAACCCAACTTGAAACATAATATTCAGTTCCGTTAATTGTAGCCTTTCCGTTGTAATGCGGGTGAGTTTCTTTTTCTCGTTTGTTGTTAGTGAATAACACACCTGAATTATCTTTCTTTTCCATTTACTTAATATATTTTATTGGGTTTATACTTTGAAGCCATTGTTTTAAGACTTCGATTTTACTTTTTACGCTTGTTTTACTCATTTCTTTTCAATATAAAGGTTCTTAAATCTTTCTTGACTGCAGCAAAATTCTGATATCGTGTTTTTGTCGTACTGCCTAATTACTTCGTACCAAAGTTTTCCACGTTGTAAAGCTTTGATTTGTACGCATTGATCTTCTCGTGTTGAGTTAATATAGTAACCCATTTCTTTTAGTTCATTTTTCATAAATTTTCTATTAAATTGTTATAATATTCTCTGCATTCTTCTACTCGTTGTTTAATCTTTTTGATTACTTCTTCGTCTTTTGCTATTTTAAAGACTTTTAAACGTTTTTCTTTTGGTATATGGTCGTAGTTATGTTTCTTTTGAACAAAGTCTCTTACATCTAAACTTTCATCAATCAAACCTTGTTTCCAATGTTCACGCCTAACTTCGTCTTCTACTATCTGAAAAGGTGTATTAACAAGGCAGTAACATAAAAGTGCTTCCGTCTTTCCAGTTAGCCACATATAACCCTGTAATTGATAGTAGTAATCTTTGTTTGGTATTTCATCTTCAAAAAAAGGAAAGGTTGTAGCATCCCAACTTGTTTTTACGTCCAAAAGAATTTCATTCGTGTTTACGTCAGGCGTTCCCGTTACCCATTCGTTTGTTATGTTTTCATCGTTTTTGTAAATAAATCCTAAATCTAAAACATCGTTAACGAGTTCAATAGCTTCGTCTTCGCATTCGTTCCCTTTATCAGTGTACCTACTCCAAAATTCCTTACGGATTCCGTACGTGTTTTCAATTGCTAACTCCTGAATGTAAGTTTTGCAAGTTTTTGATAAGACCTCACCTTTTGTTTTTGATGAGGTCATAATTTTGCCTAATTGGCTGGCTCGAATTCTCATAATAATAACAATGATTTTTGTTGTACTTCATTTAAATCGAACTTTGCTTGTAGTTCTTCGGCTGTAAATTCACCTGCTCGAATAGCTTCAATGGCTTTTAAAAAGCGTTCGCCTTCAATCTTAGGTTTCTTAGTTTCGTGTTTTACTTGCTCACCTGCTGCGTCCGTGTCTTTGTCGGTAATTATTCCAAGAAGAGCAGAAAGCGAATAACGTCTTATGTAAGTAATTGCAGAACCCATAACTTGAAATTCATTCATACCTTTTAATTGTACGTTATTCGGTACACTTGTATTTGTTGTTAAACTTTCACCACTTTCAATGTGAAATAGCATTGTAGTTATTTCGTCTTTACCTACTAATTGCGTAAATCCTAATCCGTGTTTTTTAAGTAATGGATTTATTACATTAAAAATTGTTGGTAAATCTGCAAAGCTATACCCATAACCTTGCGTTCCTTTGTGAATTACTGGCACTTCTTGCTGGAAGTCTGCCAATGCTTTAAATAAATGTTTCATAAAATATAATTTAATTGTTAAACGTGTACAAATATAACTATTCTTTTTAATATAACAACAAAGAATTTAAAATTTATGGTAAATTTCTTTTGCTGCTAAATATGCGTTTCTTGCTTCTTGTTCTGAATTATACCTACCTAAAAAAATTACCTTTTTATTTAATTGAATTTGAGATTTCCATTTATTATCTCTTTTGCACCATGTATAACCTTTTGCAGATATTCTATTAAATTGATTTTGTTGCTTTGTTACAGCCCTTAAATTAATAATACGGTTGTCATCTCGAACGCTATTAATATGGTCTATTTCCTCAACGCATTCTTTATTTACCCAATACCAAGCAAATTGATGAGCATATATTGCAATGCATTTTCTATAACTTATTGTTGTTGTGAATTGAATATATCCATTTTTATCTTTATGTGTTACTTGTTTTTTTAACCTACTATAAATCAATCCAGTTTCAGGGTCGTAAGTGTATCCTCGTTCAATTGCTAACTTGCATTTTTCTTCTCGTGTCATAATTTTAGTTTTAATTGTTTCTCAAAATTAACTATTCTTTTTAATATAACTCTATTTCTTTAATCTTTTTTTTGTAGGTAGCTATTATTTCTTTTAGTTCGTCAATTGTGAACTTTCGTGTTTTCCTTGCTTCTGCTTCTAATTCGTGGTAACTTTCTATTCCAATTTTATTAATTAGGTGTTTTTGGTACTCGATAAGATTCGCAGAAAGATATGTATTACAGTGTTCACATTGCAAATGGACGTTACGCTCATCAAACCGAATGTTGTAATGGTTATTTGCGTTGAAGAAGTGTCCTGCGTTTTCTTTTAACGGCTTTTTTTGGCAGGATATACAAACTTGCCCTTTGTCACGTAGTCGAATGAACTTGTTAAACACTTGTTGAGCTAATTTAAGATAGTCGGATAGTGTCATTAAATCCTGCTTCGCTTTTGCTTTCGTCTTTTTCCAAGTTTTATTCTTTACTTCTTCCACGAAAACACGGACGCATTCGTCTTTTAAACAATACTTCATATTAAACCGAGCGGGTTCAAATTTCTCTTTGCAGTTTTTACACCTCATAATCAAATATTGAAGTTTGGTTTACATTCGTCTTTTTGTAAATGTTTAAAGCTGTTTCAAGTATTGTTTTCCCAGCTTCGTAGTCTACTAAGTTACGCGCCATTTTATCCACTCTTTGCGTTCCTTTGTATTGTGTAAAATCGTAATCGTGGAATTTACTTAATTCAGAAACTTTTGAAGTAATAAAATTATTTGCTTTGCGTTCGCCTAAATCATTTGGCAAATTAAAATTGGTCCAGTATAAATGCCTTCCGCGTTTTTGTGCGGTTATCAATGGCTCGTAATAAGGAATAACATTTTCAACGCAATATTTACCATCAAAAAAGTTATCTAAAAATATTATTTCTTGGTATAACTTCATATCAGGATAAGTTGGCGGTGATTTACGTTCGCCCTCACCAGTGTTTGTTAGTCTCATTCTACTATGACTTGGGCAAGGTGGTGAACTCCAAATAAAATCAAATTCTTTGTAATGGTCTAACAAATATTGGTGTGCGTCTGCTACTATTACTTCGTCTTTTGGAAAACGCTCTTTGTATAAACGTGCTGCTTCCGGGTCAAGTTCAACGGCTGTTATTTCTAAGTTGTCTGCTATGTCATCCCACTTGTAACGGTTGCCACCTAAACACGCATATAAATTTAATATTTTATACTTCTTCATAATTCTACGTTTTTCATTTTTAATTGAATTTCTAAATCCTTTACTTTAAACTTTTCTTCCATTAATAGCTTTTCAAGTCTAAAATTCTGCTGGAGTGCTGCCCTTAGTTCTTTTTCCATAGCATCGTAACTAATTTTAACTTGTTGTAAGTCTGCTAAACTACGCTCCATTGAGTTTATTAAATCGGTTCTTTGTCCGTGTTTTTCTTTTATTTCTTCAAGGCTTATTTTAATCTTTAAATAAGTAGTATCTAAGTTTACTTTGCCTGTTATAATAGTCAGTTCGTCCATTTATTCGTGTTTTTGCTTAGTTTAATATTCAAAAAGGCGAATCCTTTTTCATTTTTTCGCTAAACGAAAATAATTCTTTTCCGTTTACTATATCGGGTTCAACCTTTTTGTTGAAGTCAACAATATGGTTTTGAACTGGAAAACTATTTGAAATTTTTGGTCTAACATTAAATAACGGATCAACTCCATTAACTTTAAAACCTAACCCCGAATTAAAATCAAACATAATAGGGTCATTCAATGCTGTATGTTTGCCTCCAGTATCCATATCTTTAACTTTTTCAACGTTTACCCAAGTGCAATACTTCATTGTTTCGTGTTTTACTAACCTATGAATTACAAACAAGTCATCACAACGATTACTAAATGCTTTACCGCCTTCGATATGGTCTTTTAAAGGTGCTTTTAAATGCCCTTTATATTCGCCTTCCTGATAAACGTTCCCACTCCTACCGCTTTCGCTATTTGGGTGCGTGTTTATGTATATCGTAACTCCAAACTTATTGCAAAAATCACGGCAAGTATTTAAGAAATTGTAATTGCTTTGAAAATCCATTTGCCTATCCAATCCCGTAAATGGGTCAATCAATGCTACATTGCATTCGCTTTGTTCAAACAACTTCAATAGTTCATTTGGTTTGTATAATTCTTTATTGCTTATGAATTTAAATTGTTGCTCAAGTATTGTAACACCCGTTTGAATTTGTTGGTATGTTAAATCTTTAAATTTTATTCCGTAGTACATTTGTAGTAAATCACGAAGTATTGTAGCTTTCTTGTTTTCACCGCTCCAAATGCAAAACTTTAAATCGTGTTTAAGTGCCAACGTTAAAAAATACCAATTTATCCAATACGTCTTACCAACGTTATCGTGTCCAAGAATGATGTTTAGTTGATTAGGTTTAAAACGAATGTACTCATCTAAATCACAATCAATTTTTAATCCGTCTTTTATTTTGCCGTCTTTATAATCGAGCAAGTATTGTAAGCAGTCGCCTTCTTTTGTTATCATTTGTTAGGTTTTAGGAATCCGAGTTTAATTGCTTTTAGTTCTTCAGGTGCAATACCTTCGGTTTCATATTGTTTTGGGTTTCTACTATACCAAATTGATAATCTTTGTTTGATACCAAAAGTTTTTTCCTTTTCAAATCTAAGTTTTTTATCCTTTTCTCCGTGTTCACTCCAGTAATTAAAAAAGTCTCGTAACATTTGTTTTGGATATTCATCTACATATTTAGTAAGTGAATCGTAAAACTTGATTTTACGTTCTTCTATATTTATATTCTTATTTACATTATCATTTACATTTACATTTACATTGTTATTAGCTTCAGCTTTGCTTTCGTTTTGCTTATTTTTTGCTTCGGTTTTGCTTTCGTTTAGTTTTGTTTTTGGTTTTTTACCATTCTCAAAACGCTTAATATTTGCGTCTAATTGTGGTCTGATAAGAATAAATAACGCTTTAGCCACATTATCAGTAAATTCAGGTTCTTTAAAGTCAAGCGCATATTTAAAAATAGCGTCATATACTTCAGCTTTAATTATTGGCGACATACCTTCAACACTTTCGTAAAAGCTGCGGTAAAAAATCATTGAATCACGTTCCATTTGTTGTTGTATAAAATAAAAAACGCCTTTAGACTTTCGGGGAGCAGCCCTAATCATCTAAAGACGTTCAATAATGTTTTTATAAGTTCCTGCTCGAACCATTACAAATATAATAAATTATTCTATTAATTCGTCAATATTTTCCCTTTCAGGTTCCCAAGCCATTGAAAAATCTTTATCTGAAAACATTTCTATTAATCCGCTAATTTGTGATAATCTTAAAACTTCATCTCTATCCATTCCAAGCTCTTTGCATATTTTTTCATCTGACCAATTACGTCTTTTTAAATCAACTACAATATCAGACATTGATTCAACTTTGTGCTTTCCTCTTGCCCTATTGTGACGAATTGTTGAAGCTACTCTATCATTTTGACCTTTTTGAGATTCTCTAATTGTAACTACAGGTAAATATCCCTTAACTCGTTCTTGAATATCTATACATTCTTTTCCTACTCTATTTCTATGAAATCCATCTATTACTTCTCTTGTTCCGTCATTGTTATCCATTGAAACAATAGGCTGTGTATATCCATCATTTGAAATTGAAAGTCTTAATAATTCCATTTCAGGTGGTGCAACTGAATTTGGGTTATAATCATTAGCAAAAACAGTTTCGTTTTTAACCCATATAACACAATCTACAGGCTCTGTTTTAAATGGTGAAATTTCGTGTAATGCTAATTTAATTTCATTAATTGCATTTACTTTATTATCTAAATCCATATTAGATAATTCATTAATTAATTCATTGATTTTTGTTTTCATAATTGTTAATTTAAAAATTTACTTTCTACTCTTTGACGTTTTTTTAATTCTAAATACTTTTGATATGCTTCAGTTTTATGCTGAGTAAATCCAAGACCTTTGCACCAAAAATCATTTCTTAATAAAGATTTACAAACTCTTCTCCAGCTTGGTGCTAATTTTTGCGATTCTAATAAATATGGCGCTTCATCGGGTATACCTAAATCATATCCTCTTTCTTTCCACCATTTTTCAAAAGTGTAAATTTTGTTTAAATAATGTTCTTTAGTTTTTTCAGGAATACTATTTAAAAATAATTCAGCAAATGATTTCCACGTATGGTTTTTAGGTTTTGTTATTTTATTATAACCAGTTATTGAACCGCTTTCATTAATGTATAAAGCTCCTGAATTTGCTCCATTGACTCTTGCTACGACTTTTGCCCAAGTTTCAGGCTCGATTAAATGAAATAACCATAAACCTCTTCTTTGGTCATCACCATATGGTTGACATATTCTTTGTTGGTGAATTGACAAACCTGCTTTAAACATTAATTCATATAATTGATTATATCTTTTATTTTGATTTTTAGCGTGATAAATCCAAATATCTTCAGTAGTCCAATCATAAATAGGATATAAATTATATACATTATCAGTTATTTTAGTTGTATAACATTTGTTTTGGAAAGTTTCTTTTTTATTAGATGAAATAGTTCTATATCTATTTAATGATTCATCCGAACGAATACCCACTAAACAAGCTGTTTTTTTGCCTTGAGAATACCATTCACCAAATTCGGGAACAAATTCTTCAAATTCCATTCCATCCCTAAAAAAATCAAAATAATTTATATCAGTTATTGATTTTTGATTTGGAATTCTTATCCAATTATCTTCTTGTTCCGTATCCCAGCATTTCCAAAATGGTTCATAAACTGAAACAGCGTTTCTCAAATGTATAGGTAAACATACCCAATATAAATCTATATATTCTTTATATTCTTCTATACAAGATTCAATGTGTTCAATAGTCATTTTATATTGACCTTCTAAGTCAACAATTAATAAACCTATTTTAATATTTCTTTTTTTGCATTCATCCATTACTAAATGAAGCATAACAGTTGAATCTTTACCTGCACTAAAACTTAAATATATTCTTTCAAAATTATTAAAAGTAAAATCTATTCGTTCTTTTGCGGCTTCTAAAACATTTTTATTTAATCTAAATTTAGGCATAATTGTATTCTTTTATTGTTTATAATCCATTTGTTTAAAACATCATTAGCATTTTTATTTGCTCTATCCTGAATTTTATTATCTAACAAATTCCATATTTCCATTGTAATTGTTGAAGGTATGTTAGCATAAATACAACAGGCTCCTTGTCCAATGTAAGCGATTTTATTTAATGAAGGGTTAGTAAAATTATGTTCGCAAGAATATTTCCATTCATTTATAACTTTATACATATATTCTAAAGTTAATTTTTCTGAATTAAACATTTCAATTCCTTTTTGAATTAATATTTTTTTTTCTTCTCCACTGCAATTATTATAAAATCCTGCTTTATAATCTTCCCATTTCCAATACGGATGATAAATCCTCATAACTTAAAATTTAATAAATAAAAAAACCCCTTGAAATCCTGTGCATCCTACCTCACATTCATTCAAAGGGTCAATAATACCTTACGAGTTTATAATGTAGGATGAACTCGAAAACAAATATACAAATTATTTTTTAATCTGATTCGAAATTCTTGTAATAATTATTTGATATGTTAACACGGATTCTCCACCGCTTTATTTTACGGTAGTCAATCTTTTGTTTAGGGTTGTAGATTATAAAGGTCATAGCTTTTCAATTTCGTTTACTACAGTTTTCCAGTACTTTATACGTTCTACGTCCAACGTTTCTCTAATCATGGAATGAGATAAATATATTGCGCATTCTTTTGCTTTCTTGTAATCTCTTAAATTCAATTCAATAAAGAAGTGTTGAACTAAACTGAATGCTTCGTCTTTTGGTATCATAGGTTAGATTTTATTGTTATTACGTCTTTATTTACTACAAAGTTTCTCGTCTTTTTGTACTCCTGCATAAATTGTAGGTAGCGTTTCGCACCATTGCAATCGTGAACATCGCTTTCAAAGTATTCTTTACCTTGCATTAATTCCTCTTTTAGTCTATCGATTATTGATTCTAAAACATCGAAGTTAGTATACTCAAAAACTATCGTTACTTTTTTAGCTTTCATTTTTAATTCTTTTATGTTTTCCTGTTCTTAATATATCGCAGTAATTGATCCCGTGTTTTTGTGCGTACTTCAAAACATACTCTTCGCAATATTCCAACACGGACGAAGTATAAAGATATTTATCGTTAATACTTACAATGTAATTAACGTAAGTGTTACCCTTGTACGCCTGAGTTATTTTTCTTATCCACCTATATTTCATATAAAAAAAGGTCTTATTGTTAAGATACCAACTACAAACCCAGTGCTGAATGCTGTAGCTATCCAAATTCTTTGTTTAAATGTTTTTACTTCAATTGTAAAATGATTTAACGGCAAACATAAAAACGGATTAACAAAAGCCATTAAAACCATTCCGAACCAATTATGGTTCATTAAATATTTAAATCCTGCTATACTATTTGCTTCTAATACAATTGCTGAAACAAACACTATTAATAATTTCCACCATTCTATTTTCATATCAATTTTTTTGTAAGTTCATAAAGTTCTCTCGTTTCTTGTTCTGCCCAAGTAATCATTTCTTCTTCAAGTTCAATATCTTCATTAAACCTATTAAAAGAAACGTGCATTAATTCGTGGAATAAATTACAAATCAAATCTAATTCACTATTGCACCTATTCAAGTTAATAAAACAGAACATTCTATCCGTTAATTTATATTCACCTTCGTGCGGGATATGGTTCGCCCATCCGCAAATATAACTACCTTCCTTCGTGTTTGGGTGCTTTCTGCAATCTGTTAAATTTAAACCGTGCATTTCTTCAACTCCGTAATATGTAAAAATGGAACACGGGTCTACATTCATTAACAAATCGTAACTGTCTCTATCTATCACCAACATAACCCCAGTTTTTATTTTCTTCATTCCACCTAACATTATAGGCTTTGGCTTCACAAACTCTTAAATAATGTTGCATATCTAAACGACCCGTGTTTTTCTTCTTTTGGTCGTGCCAATAGTTGATTATTTCAATCAAAGTTGGCTTCGTGTTTTTAGCCGTTCTCATCGCATTAAAATTAAAAGTGATATAAGTAGTCCAAACGTGCCGAGAAATAGCGTTAAACCGAAGGAAAACACCTTTAAAAACTCTTTGTGTTCTTCATTCGCTGGCGTGACTTCATCTAATAAGTCAAAAAAGTAATTTTTCATAATAAATAAATTGTTAATGTGCGTTACCGAGTCGCACCCCTCGTTTTATAATTTAATCGTTCCAAAGTTTTCGTTTTGTCCACTCAATTTGTTCTTGAGTATATTCAATATTCATTGTGTTAATATAGTTTAACACTTCTTGCCAATTTTCAGCGTCATAAATTACCTTGTTGATTTTCACATCGCCTTTGATTAATTGCAAAAAGGCTGTTTTGCTGAATGAAGTTAAATTAATTT